TCAGCGAAGATCATCATGGAGTTGCGGGGCTCGGTATGGATGGCCCGATTGCCGCCGCCGCCCTGGTCGGTGAGCTTGCCGGCGTCGTTCGCCGGGCCGGACATGTCGTTGTAGGCCGTGTACAGCTCGGACGACCGCAGGATCGACAACGTCTCCCTCTACATGGAGACGCTCAAGGCCCGCATGGACCCCGAGCAGTACGACGTCCTGGCCAAGGCCGGGGAAGGGCTTGGAGCGCGGCTTGCGGATGTCGACCTGGAAGGTCGTCTCGTAGCGCCATACGCCGGTCGGGAGGTCCGCGTACTGCACGGGGCCGGTCGCGGTTGCCCAGTCGGTCGCGCGGCGCGGGGCCGCGAGCATGTCCACGCGGGTGATGTGACCGCGGCCCGGATAGACCTTCTGGTTCAGCCAGGCGTCAGGCAGCACGACGCGGACCGCCTCGGAGAGGATCGACGCGTCGGCGTCTCCGTCCGGGTCCTCACAGAAGGACTGCACGATCACGCGGGCGGAGTCGGTGAAGCGGTCGTCGCCCGTCCAGATGCCGTACGTGGTGTCGCGGCGGATGAGGACGAACGGGAAGACCTGGTCCTTCTGGATCAGGGACTGGATCCGGATACCAGGAAGGCCGTCACGGAGGACGGCCAGGAGGAGGTTTTCGACTGGGGACAGCTCAGCGAGAGCCTTGATCTCGGCGGGAAGCCCTGCCACCGCCACCCCCTCTCTTCTTCATGCGGATCTTCACGTGGCGCTTGACCTTTTCTGCTCCTCGCCGGTGAAGTACACGGTGCCGGCGTTCTCGCCGGCTGCGTCGTTCCAGCCGAGCGTCTCGTCGCCCGCGCGGGACTGGGTGAAGCCGTCCGGGTTGGACATGTACCGCTTGCACGCCTTCAGCACGAGCGTGCGGACCATGCGCGGGGCGGTGTCCTCGGGCCAGTCGCGCCCGTAGTGGGCGGCCAGGTCGGAGGCGTCATCCAGGGCGTTGGCCGCGATGCGCTCCTCGTCAGCGTCGAGCGTTCCCGAGTGAACTTCCACGGACCGCCGTCCTCGGCGCGCAGGTACTCTGCGCACCGGCCGGCGATCTGCCAGCCGAGCGTGTGCTGCGGGAGCTTCCACTGCCCGAACGCGTCCTTCGCCCACGTCGGTCCGATGAAGTCGGGCTCCAGGGCCTCGATCTCCTCAGGGGTAAGGGTTGAGATGGGACTCACCTCCTCACCTGGCTCGCTTGCGCATCCTCCACGCCGCCAGGAACGCGTCGTTCTTGCTGCGGTTGCATGCACCACAGGCCGGGAGGATGTTGGCTATCGCGTGCCGCCCACCCTTGGTCAGCGGCACGACGTGATCTTTCTCCAGCGGGTCTTCGGGGCGGACCCCGCAGTACGCGCATCGGTAGTCGTGACGTCGCTTCAGGGCTTCCCACTCGGCGGCGCCGAACGGGCAGAAGCCGGGGTTCGTGACCATCAGCTCGGCACGCCGGTCGGCTGCCGCCCGCCTGCGGTGAGGATTCTGAGCCCGCCACTCGCGGGCGTACTCCAGGCGTAGCTCGCGCGTGCGCTCGTAGTAGTCGATGGCACCCGCCCTGCGCCGCTTCGCCTCCTGGGCGTACCGGCCGGTGTTGCGGATCTTCTCCGCGGCCTTCCCCTCTGGTGTGGCGCGCAGGCGCTGGTGTGCGCCGCTGCTCTTGCAAGAGCGCGAGCAGTAGACAGCGTTGCTTCGCTTGTGCGAGATGTCGATCCCGCAGTTCCTGCACAGACGTTCATCTGCCAGGTCCACATCATGGAGCAAGGTCGCATCTACGGAGCCGAACTTGCGTAGCCGTTGGTAGTGCCTGTTGCAGTAGCCCCTTCTGTAGGGCGGGGTGGGGCACGTCTCAACTGCGCATGTAGGAGCGGGCATCAGCATGAGCGGGACGTTATCCCTCACCACTGACAACGAGCCCCAGCGCCTTCTTGTAGTCGGCGATGGCGAGCACGGCCGCGGAGTCCTGCTCGTCCTCGGGCTCGTTCAGTTCGATGCGTACACGGCGCCGGTCGCCCTCGGCGACAAGCAGTCGCTCGAAGGCGCTGTAGATGGTCTGGAGCATCTGTCCGCTGCGCTTGCCCGACTTCTTGTAGTGGGACAAGTCCTCGCACAGCGAGTAGGCGAAGGCCCAGTCGGAGTTCTGGTAGAAGTCCGACTGGCCGGAAGTCTTCAGCGAGTCCCAGAGGCGACGGGCGATCGGGTGCCAGCTGCGATCAGCGTTCGGTATCTTCGTTGGCTGGGCGACACCCTTGGTCATCACTGGGGCGTCGCCCCCCTTGCGCTGCCGCGGTCGAGCTAGGTCTGCTTCACGCCGAGGCACGGGTCCGCGCGTCATATTCACCACCTACCAAGGGTCTCGGGGGGCATAGGGATGGATCGAAGTCGGCGACGAAGGCATCTCCACCTCTTGCGCGTCAGCGCTCGTCGGCGGACTGCTCAGAGTGAGGAACCGTCGCCGGATGACCTGAGCGCTATGGACGTAACAGCCAACGTCGTCATCGCCCTTGTGGCCCTAGTGAGCCTGACGTTCTCTGGCTTCGGCGCCTGGATGCAGGCGAAATCAACTGCGGATCAGCTACAGCAGAGCAACGAAACACGAGAGCGAGAGCAAAAAGAGGACGCCGCGCTCTTCGATGTGAGATCGGAAGGTTCGACGCTCTATCTCACGAACTACTCACGACACACGGTGCGCAGCATCGAAGTGTTCATGTATCACGCCGAAAGAGGGAAGCGCTACTTGTTCCCGGTGCGCACCGTCGGACCGTGCAGGGCCGTCGTCTACACCTTCAAGTACAAGTCGAAAGGAAAGGTCGTCCCGTCGCATCTCAACCTGGACCAGGTCGCGTACGAAGACTGGGAGGGGATCGACTGGGCGACTGGCGGAGGGTTGCCACTCACTCACATCGACGACAAGTATCGGTCGCGTATGCGCAAAAAGTCTGTTATGTGGGCAGAGTGGGACAAGCTGCTGGACTGGCCGCGAAAGGAGACGGAGATCAGCGACTGTGCGGGCCGCTAGATGTATTGATCACGAGCGTTGTTAACGCCGACCGGGCTTGATCATGGCGAAGACCTCCGGTGTGGTGGAGCTGTCTAGTGCTCTGACCGGGAAGGTTCGCCGGATTGGCCGATCATTCCTGCTCGGAGGCAGCAGCGAGGTGACGGCGGCAGAAGTCGGCAGCCGTGAGGTGGGGCCTGTGCAGCGCATCGCTGTAAAGCCGCATCTCACGAGCCGCTCGGTCCAAGTGCTGCCAGAAACTGAGGGGCAGGTCGCGGTCGTCACCGAGATCGACCAGGCAGTCGAAGGCGAGTCCCAGCTCGTTGTGCTCCAGGAACTCCAGCGTCGCTGAGAGATCGATGTCCGGCAGGCGTATGAGGTGGGCCCGGGCGGCGTCGAGGTGGTCACGGGTCTGATTCCAGCTGGCCTGCAGAGCCTCACGATCATCGGTCATGGCGCCAGTGTTGCCGGTGCCCTGACCGAGGTCACGCGACTTTCGTTGATCGTCCGCCCCAGCGCAGGCCCTTCTCGCTGCGGATGCGAGCACGCTCCTTGCGCTGGGCGGCAAGGACATGAGGGTGCCGGGCATTCTTGTTGCGCCATCGCAGGTAGGCGTGCAGGGCCCGGGTCTGAACAGTGTGGTTGCGGTGGTGGGAGTTGGCGACTGTGAACTGCCGCAGCGGCCCGAAGTGGGTCTCTATCGGGTTGGCCCAGGACGCGTAGGTCGGCGTGAAGCACAGCTCGACCCGGTTCTTCTTCGCCCAGCGCCGGATCATGTCGCCCTTGTGGGCGGAGAGGTTGTCCAAGATGACGTAGATCGGGGCACCGTCCGGGCGGGCCGAACGGATCGACCTGAGTGCGGCCAGGGTGTTGCCAGCTCCCTTCTTGCGGCGGTTGACGCCCCAGAGGGTGTCGTCGCCTACGGAATAGCAGCCGTGGAAGTAGCGGACGCCGTGGGTGCGGTGGTAGGTGGCAGGGTGCCGTTCGGGGTGACCGGCCCGGGCCCAGGACGAGCCGGCGGTGGGCCGGATGCCGAGCGGGCCGAACTCGTCGAAGGCGAAGATCCGGTCGGGGAAGCGGTCCAGGACGTGTTCGATGCGGTCGAGCTTGGCGTCGCGCTCAGGGTCCGGGGACTCCTTCCACGTCTTGTTGCGCTGGAAGGTGATGCCGCGGCAAGTGAGCAGGCAACGTAACGCCTCGCGGTCGATGCAGATGACGCGGCCGTGCACTTTACGCAGGTAGGCGGCGAGTTTGCGGATGGACCAGTGGGTGAAGGGCTGGCCGAGCTTGGTCGGGCGGGTGATGGCCGTCTGGACGACGAAGTCCTCGTCATCGGGACTGAGCAGGCGGGGACGGCCTCCCGCCCACTGAGGGTCCAGGCAGTCCAGGCCGATCTCGTTGAACCGGTGGATCACGTCCCGGACGGTGTCCTCGTCGGCCTGCACCAACTGCGCGATCACTGGCACCCGGTTTCCGCCGGCCGAGGCCACCAACATCATCGCGCGCCGGTAGCGCACGGAACTGGTGCTGCCCCGGCGCACGATCTGCTGCAGCTTCTGCCCCTCCTGATCGGTCAACCTGCGCACACGGACGGGCTCTGCCACTGCACCCCCAACGATCGGACGGACGTCGCCGCACATCCAACCGCCACCATCACCAACCCGGCGAACCTTGCCGGTCAGAGCACTAGCTGCTCTGTCTCACCGGCTTCGCACTCCACCTGCGCCGCCACCACGGAGGCCGAAGGTGTGCTGCTGAGCCGACGTGCCGCAGTTGTGGAGGTGAGAGCAGACGGCCCAGTCCGGTGTATGACACTGAGGGGGTGCTGATGATGGATGCCGTGCTGGAGACCTACGAGGTCACCGATTTCTCTCTGTGGCCGGTTGCGGACCTGTCCGCACCTCACCTTCTGGCTTTGTCGGGCGGGATGTCTGCGACTGAGCTGGGCACCGCCATGGCAGTGCTGACCGGCTACAACGACGGCGACGAGTCTTCGGGATCTGTCCCCGAGGACCATGCAGGCAGGATCGGCCGCTTGGTGACGACGGAGCGGGTCATCGCTCCCGGCGGACTGCGTCTCCGGGACGCGGCGACCGGAGTCACGGCATCACCTGGCTGTTGCTCCGGGTTGGAGGACTGGCGCGACTGGCTCGGCCTGGTGAACGGTGAGGAGCCGTGGCTCGGTCACGATCCGACGCCGCACATCGAACACCTCGGGGCGAAGGTCCGGCTGTGGCCGGACGAGGACCATCCGCGAGCAAATTTCATCCATCTGCCTCTGGACCGGCTGCCGGAGCTGCTGGGCTCCGTGCGGGACCAGCTCGTCGGCTTTCTGGCTGCGGTCAAAGAATGGGCGGCCCAGCACGCCCCGGCTCTCGCTGCCCGCCTGGTGGCGAAGCTCGATGAGGACCTGGCCATCAGCGCCCCACTCCCACAAGATCAGCGCTGAGAGACCAGCCTGCGAAGGGTGCGCCCCACGCACCGGCACCGCGCATCCCGCAGCCGGCCGGCAGCCCTGGTCAGCTGGGCTGCGGCTGCTGCTCGACGCGCGCGCTGTCCAGGACGTGCCGCCAGGACGCCACGCCCGGTCGGCGGCGCAGCAGCGAGCGGCGCTCACGTTCGGTCATGCCTCCCCACACACCCCACTCGATGCGGTTGTCGAGTGCTTCCACCAGGCAGTCGACGCGCACCGGGCAGCCCTCACAGACAGCTTTGGCGCGCTTTTGGCGGGTGCTCTCGGCGAACAGTTCGTCCGGGTCGGCGCCGCGGCAGG